TTGGCTATGACTATCTCAAGGAGCGTAAGGACGAGCGCGCGCTGCGCGATGCCGCCAAGGAAATGGGCCTCGATGCCAAGAGCGAAATGTGGAAGCTGCCCGCCCACTTTGTCGGCCGCTACGCCGAGCAAGATGCGGCCCTGACCCTACGCCTGTGGCGACATATGCATGGCTTGATTGTCAGTGACGAGTTGTCCTCGATCTTTAATCTTGAAATGCGCGTCCTCAAGGTCTGCGTTGCCATGCGCGAGCGCGGCGTGCGTGTCGATCTGGAAAAGGCCGAGCGCGTGAAAAGCCGCCTTCGGAAAGAGGAAGAGGAAATCCTGCACCGAATCCGGAAAGAAACAGGTGTGGATGTAAACATCTGGGCAGCAGCATCTGTGGCCAGAGCCTTTGATGCTTTGAGCCTGACCTATCCACGCACGACAAAATCTGACGCCCCCTCCTTTACCAAGAACTTTCTCGCCACCCACGAACATCCGGTGGCCAAGGCGATTGTCCGGGCGCGCGAACTGAACAAGGCTCGCACGACCTTCATCGACAGCATCACCAAGCACACGGTGAACGGTAGGATCCATGCCGAAATCCACCAGCTTCGTTCCGACGACGGCGGCACGGTGACAGGGCGCTTCTCGTATTCGTCCCCCAACCTTCAGCAAATCCCTGCGCGTGACAACGAGATTAGCCCGCTGATCCGCGGCCTCTTCCTGCCGGAAGAAGGCGAGAAGTGGGGAAGCTTTGACTATTCCTCCCAAGAGCCTCGAATTGTGGTCCACTACGCATCAGCCTTGAAGATGCATGGCGCAGGTCAATTCGTTGAGGCATACAACGCTGACGCTCGGTCGGACTTCCACCAACTCGCTGCCGATATTGTGGGTGTGCCACGCAAGCAAGCAAAGACCATTAACCTTGGCCTGTTCTACGGCATGGGCGTAAACAAGCTCGGCGAGCAGTTGGGCCTCGACTTCGAGAGCGCCAAGGAATTGTTCGCTGTCTACCATGACAAGGTTCCCTTTGTTAAAGAACTGTCGTCTCGCGTGACGTCGAGCGCCGAACTCCGAGGAGTGGTTCGCACATTGCTTGGACGCCGCTGCCGCTTCGATAAGTGGGAGCCGCGCACGTTCGGGGTGCACAGGGCTTACTCTATGGAGGAGGCCCGTCAGGTCTACGGGGACACGACCCTTCTCAAGCGGGCGTTCACTTACAAGGCCCTCAATCGCTTGATCCAAGGCTCGGCTGCCGATCAGACCAAGAAGGCAATGGCTGACCTGTACGACGCAGGCATTCTGCCCATGATCCAAATCCATGACGAACTGGCGCTGTCTGTGTCGAGCCGCGAGCAAGCGGACAAGATTATGGACGTGATGCAGAACTGCGTCGAACTGGCCGTGCCTTCGGTTGTCGATGCGGAACTAGGCCCGTCATGGGGTGAGGCTACGCAGAGTCTGAACGAAGCATTCCCAAGCGATCCCGAATGAGGGACTTATCCACAGCCTTGATGAAATACCCTTCGCCGTATTGAGAGAAGATCACGACGCCGTGGTCCTCCATCTTTGAGCGCAGTCGATACACGATCATGCGATCCGCGTTGTGATAACGACGGTCGCCGTGAAAGGTTGAGATCAAATTGGACAGGTCAGCTTTCGTCACTCGATCCCTCTGCAAAAGCAGTTGCAGCATGGCCGCGAGTTGGGTCGGCAAACCAAAAACCCTTTTGATCTCAAGGAGTTGTTCGCTCTCAGTCATGGTGACATTATTGACAATTCATTCTTAATTGTCAACGCTCTAGTTCCAGCCGACCAATCTCGTCTTCAAGATAGTCGATCTTGTCTTCCAGCTCACGGATTCTCTCTTCTTGCTCTCTCAGTTCCGAGAGCAATGTCTCAAAGCCCTGAAGCGTGCGGTACAGAAGATTGTCTGGGTGAAGGCGCGGAAGCTTTGCCATGTAAGGTGGCGGCTTATCTTCCAAAGCCTCTTGGATGTCGCTGATCAAGCTTTCTACCTCAATCATAGTGCACTCTCCTTTTGATGCATTCGATGGTTAGTTCCGGCATCCGAGGGTCGGCTTTGAATAGCTGACTAAGCTTCTCGAAATCCTCTCCCTCGGTCCACCGACCACGGTACATGACGCCATCTTGGGTCATCACGCCGTGAAACTCACGAAGCCCCCAGTTCAGAGACGCCGCAAAGTAGAACACATAAACATGGCCAAAGAACTCAAGGTTGTCTTCCTTGATACCGACCTCCCCGACACACAGGGATGGGGCAAGCGTGGTCACTTTCTCTTCTCCGGTTTCACATAAATCAACGGGTAATGGTCGGCGCAGTAGGGGCGCGAAAGCTTTACGACGGGCTTGCCGCAAAACACCATAAACCCTGTCTTCGTCCTTTTGTCCGTGACCCACCGACAGTCAGAAGCGACAGCGGTCATCACGGTGCAGGCTATTCCACTCTCTCGTACTGACTCCTCACGCTGCTCTAGGTGGGACATCGTTTGCTCCGCTTTAATAGTGGGGTCGCCTTATTAACGGAAACCCCACTATCCTTTAATTAGCCGCCAACGTAGCGGCGCTGTGACGGAATGGCCATCGCCATCCGAATGTACTTCTGCTTGTACTGTTCGTGCCGCTTGGCCAGCCGCTTGTTCCAACCCACCCAACCTGCAACGTGGCAGGCTGCGAGATCCTTGAACGCCACGGCCCCGACCGAGATGCACTTCTCGACGTGCCTCAGACCCGCTTCGATCTGTGCCTCACAGGAGGACAACAGATCCTTGCGAGAGATACCGAGAGCTTCGCCGCTCGACGGCATCACCTGAAGCGGACCCACAGCGCGACCGATGGAAGTCTGTGGGCCTTTGATGTGGCAAGTGTAGTTCGACTCCAACTTGGCGAGTCGCAGCACGTCATCGACATACTTCTCACCAAGCTTCTTGCGCGTTGCTTTCGCGAGCGCATCGACAACTGCCTGCTTGTTATTCGGGATGCTACCTACCCGGTTTGCAGTGTCATTCCAGACGGAGTTCTTCTGTGCCATTGCGACATAGGTTTTGTCCGTCATAAAGAAGTGACCCGTCCACTCCTCCTCAATAGCCTTCGCTGGGTTTGACAGACACAGAAGTGCTGCTGCCATCAAACTTGACGTCATATTGCGCATTCGGAGTATCCTTCTTGATAGGTGCAAACCGCTTTGCCATAGCGGCAATGTCATCCTCTACAGTGGGTTGTGCTTCCGGCGCTTGTGCCGGAGCGATGAATGCTTCCTTGGCGAAGTAGCCGGAGAAAGCGGTGTAGTTTATGCCATCAACGTAGTTGTCGTCCATCAAAGGGTTCACACGACGACGTGCAAGCTTGACCGCTTCAAGCACCGTCGTGATCTCATACTTTGTGATTGGCTTGCCAATCATCAGGGTGGCAAGGTTGGCCGCTGTTTCAAACATGAAATCAACGTCACCATAGTTTTGGCCACGGACATTGACTGTTTCAGCCGCCGTGATCAAGATCTCATCGTATTTCATATGCTTACTCCTTCTCTTTCTTCAGAAGTTCACCATGTTTCCATACCCCGTACATGACCGTTGAATGGTCCTTACCGAGGCGTTTTCCTATCGCTGAATAGGACATCCCTCTGTCGTTCTTCAGGCGATAGTAAACCTCTTGTCTTGCTCTCACGACCTTATGTGTTCGACTTTCTCCGAGCACATCTTGGTATGTTACCTTGTGCCTCTTGCACACGTCAAGGATGACTTGTTTCCACGGTGGCACATAGCTTTCGAGCTTTGCTTTCAAGAACTCTTTGATCGGTGTCTTGGCCCTGACTTCGCTGTACATTTCGATCACGTCGTAAAACACGATGCGCTTCTTGGTTTTGTACAGAAAGATCCGCTCGAACTTCGGGAAGTCCTCGTCCTCTTCGAGATACGCGCCCTCGTTGTCTGCGTAGCTCCATGCAGTGAAGATGTCGGGATTGATTGCGAGATCGTGAAACACGGTCCACGGAACCTTCACCCAGCCATGCGCAGGATCGGTAAAGAACTCGAAGATGTGTGGCTCGCGATTCGTATTCGCTGCAACGCTTTCAGCAATCATCTCAGCCCTCCACCAACCAAACGCGGACGCCGTCTTCCGTCCCTTCCTCGCGACGCTGAACGCACTTCATGTTGGGTGCGATCTTTCCCATGCGCTGGTAGCGACCGAAGCTTCCGCGAGAAGCAGCGGCTGCGACTCGGCCATAGACAACGAAGCTGTCGCCCGGCTTCATCGTCAGCCACGGATAGTGTGCGATGTAGCGCGGCCGACTGTTCGGCGGCGCGATGTTCTTTTCAACTACGGGTGCGTCACTCATTTCAAAACCTTTCTTGCTACTGCTTGATAGTTTGCGGGGTGAACCTTGTCGTTCGTCTTGAACTCGTTCAGTTCCACCACGCCATCGCCATTGATCCATGCAACACGGCGCACTGCTTCGGCTGCGTGACGGTGATATGGCACGATCCACACGACACGCTCTGCCTTCACCTTTGATCGGATGTAGCGCATATCGACATAGAGATTGGGATCGGTCGGCAGGTTGCTTCCAAGCGAGATGATTGCAAGACCAGTCTTTGTGTCTTTGATGATGGCTGCTTGTTGAAACGCTGTGCGTCCAATAGCTGCCGCATCACGACACTTCGTTGCTTGTGCAAGTCCAACAGCAATGCTGTCACCAATAGCCACGCAGTCCATGTTACTTCTCCTTTGGTGGGTATGGACGGAACACCGGAACCTTTGGCTCGAAGTCCTTTCCTTCTGGGCCACACCAGACATCGGTTGAACGCATATCCCGACAAAGCGGGAAGGTCCGTTCACCAGTGACCAAGTCCCAACCAGTCAATTCGC